AACCACATTCTATATCGACGTTAATTCGACGAACTTTACAGCGTATAGTTCAACGTATAACTATGGTATAGCAATGGACGTAACAGTACAGCAAGATGATACTGGCTTTAAAGGTATCACTCTTGGCTCTATTGTCATGGCTAATAGTGCGGATTACATTGAAGTCATCGTTACTTTCGATGATCAAGATATGCCGTTAATAGAAGCCTAATTCTATTTTAGAGGGAGGGGATAAAACTCCTTCCTCTTAATTTATTTAACAAAGGAAATGTAATATGGGAAGACCTGCGAATAAATCAAAGTCAGAATTGTTTGGCGGATGCCCTTCGATAATAACTGGCAAGCATAAGGAAGAGACTAAGGCGTATTATTTTGAGAATAGAGAACAGCCTGGCACAAATATAAATTTCTTTGCCGGTAACGCCCCTTGTGGAAATGGTTCTCAAGAAAACACATTAAAGAACTACGAACTAGAACATGGTACTGTTGTACATCTTACAGAAGATATGGCTAATCATGTAAAGAGCAAAGGAAGACAGCGCCCAATTACTGAAGAGAATGACCGTGGCGAAGTCATGCACACAGGAAAATACTTCAATGACAGTAGATTTTCACTACACGAGGCATAAAAATGGCTGAAACCGTTAATGACGTACTAGACTTAGTAAGAGACGTTACACAAGACAGAGGTGTTAGCGATACTGTGTTATTATCATTTATAAACAGTTTTTATCAAAATAAATTCTGGGTTGATCTTAATATGTCGTCGATAACTGAGATGTGGAACTTTCAGACGCTGGCTAATACTGGTGAATACTCTGTTCCGCAAGCGTATCGTCTTATAAAGAACAGTATCATAGAAATTAACGGTTGCCCTTTCAATTTGTATCGTGATGAAGTGGAATTCGATTCCATATATAACGAAGGTTATATAATAGGTGAAAGCGTTGGTACTGGTGATGCTGTTGAGCAGACATTTACTGGCACACTAACGCAGTATCCAGTATTACCTAAGAGTATGATAGCTACCGACAATGTAGAGACCTTTAAAGACATCGACGGTGATGGAATTCTTACTGGTTCTCTTGGTGGTTCTGGTACTATCGTGTATGCAACAGGTGTATATTCAATAACATTCAATACAATCCCTGTTCTAGATAGTGCTATTGTATCGACATACGCTCGATATGTTGCTGGTTCTCCAGAGGCTGCACTATTCTACAATAATATCATTAAGTTTCGTCCGATCCCCGATGGGACGTATGATATCAATATAGAGGTGGCGAAGCGTCCGTCATTACTTGCTGTTGACGGTGCTATTCCCGATACCTTATGGGGAGATGCTATTGCTTACGGTACTAGTATTGACAGATATAATCGTCGTGGCGACTTTGATAACGCTTCTCGTGTCCAGATGATATATTTGGAACATCTAGCTACAATTTTAGGCAAAGGGTATAAAGTTACATCGAAACTACAACGGATACAGCCAAGGTGGTAAATAATGGTGTGGGATACAACGGCTCCTCTTAACGATGGAAGCGATATTGAGACAGAGAACGATAAGATACATGATAATTGGGCTGCTCTTGAAACTACTTTAGACGTAGATCATTTTGGAGTATCAGACCCTGTAAGCACAAGCGATGGCGAACATCGTCAGGTCACTCTTAACGAGCTAGGTTCTAAGCCTGATGTGAACGGTCGTCGTGGCTTTCTCTACACGAAGAATGACGATACAAACACAGAGCTATTTTATGAAGATGCTTCTGCCAACGAGATACAGATAACCAAAGAAGGCGCTTTATACGGTAATTCTCTTGTTCCTGTTGCATGGATGTTTGTAGAAGCTGACGGTACTGGACATGGAAAGAACCTTGTTGCTTCTGTTGTCTCTACAAGGGTACGACACTTTACTTTTTCTGGTTATACCCCCCAAGACGCTAATTATGCGGTAATCACCGCTACCACTGGTGATGAGGCAATTTCATATTCTTATGAAAAGACAACGGCAGGCTTTAATGTAGCAAATCGTAATGAAAATGTAGAATTAAATCTTGTTGTTTACTCTAACCCACTAATATAGAGGTTATATATGTCATGGGATCCCACAGTACCAACATATTTTTCTTATAGTGCTAGAGCCAACATAAATAAGATACACGACGACTGGAAAATATTAGAGACTAACGTATCGAAAGACCACTTTGCACCTTCGAAGCTACCATGTGAAAGCGATGGTGAACATCGCAAGCTTACTCTTACAGAGATAACTCCATCTCCTACAAGTGTAACAGACAAGGGTTTTGTCTATGCTAAGGCTGATACTCTTGACACTGAATTATTCTACACAGACGCTGATTCTAATGAAATACAATTGACTGAGGACGGATTACTCTATGGGGATGGTATAATGCCATTAGCATGGGCGTATGTAACAAAAGAAGGCTCTCTTACTGGGTACAATCTTAGCGTAACATATGATACTGGGATATACACATATACTTTTACTGGGAACAAGCCACTAGATACTAATTATGCAGTAGTCGCAAATACGGAATTTTTCAATGTAGACGCACTAGGAAAAAGATCATCAATAATAATTGATAACAAAACTGTTAATGGTTTTCGTGTTAGAACACGACTTTATGTACTAGGTAGTTTCAATAATTTCCATGCAGCACAAAACGTGGTGGTATTTTCATTATGAGTTACAAACCCTTCATGGTAGCACCTTTTACTAGTGGTATGGACAAATCTTTTGAGCCTTGGCTGACACCTGACAAAGCTTTTACAGAGTTATATAATGTATATGTAGACCGTGGGATAATAAAGAAACGTGGTGGTGCATCAGAATTTGGCAGGCTTGGACTTATCGTGGAAGGTCTTGTTGGTTTTGTAAATGTTGCTGGCAATAACTACACGAAGACTGCTACATCAGTACCGATAATACCTAATTCTCTGTTTATCACCGATGTTGGTGGTACTATGGTTGCATATGATGATGGCGAGGGTTCTTTTTCTGGCAGTGTTACTGGTACTACTTCGGTAAACTATGCTACTGGTGAGATAGATATAACGTTTTCTGGAGCTGTAATTGGTGCCGTTACTGCTGAATATCACTATAGCGAAGAAACCACAGACCGTAATGTACGAGGTATTCATGTTTTCGATGAAAGCGATGGTACTGTTGAGCTTTTAGCCCTTGACAAGCGACGTCTTAACCGTTGGAACACAGCTTATGAATACTTTAACAATGTATCTGCTGGTACTGCTGTAACAAGTGAAGCGTATGATACTGGTGATGGTTCCACGGGAGCCTTTGCTCATACAGCTTCAAACCTTCCAGTAATCCCATTCACTGTATCTGTTAGTGATGCCGCTACAGGGCAAGTATTGTATGATAATGGTTTTGGTAACTTCGTTTATACTAATGATCTTCTAGACCCTGCGGGACTTCCTGGTACTGGTACTATAGATTATGTGACAGGTGTTATGAGTGTAACATTCAATACTGTTATTGCTAATCCTGACCCTATAGTCGTGTCATATAGAGCTAATCATACTCCGACATACGATATATGGAATTCTTCTAATCTTACATGGTCTAGAGCTTATAAAGACGTACTATGGCTTACTGATAATATCAGCAACATAAACATCTATAACGGTGATTATGCAATAGATATAACCCCTAGATTGCGTTATAACGCTGCTGGACATATGATAACGTCGGCACGTTCCATGCAATTGTTTCGTGAACGTCCTGTATTATTTAATACTGTAGAGAACGGCATACGTTATGCTGGTAGGGCAAGATGGAGTGCTGCACAGAACCCATTTACTGTAGACGCTTGGCGTTCTGATGTAGATGGTCAGGGTGATTATAGCGATGTTACTACTAATGATGAGATAGTAACGACGATACAGCTAAAAGACCGTACTATAGTATTCCTTGAGAATGACATAGCTTTCTTTTTGTATACTGGAAATCCTGACATGCCTTACCGCTGGCAGATGCTTAACAGCAGATTTAAGACTGCTTCTACCTTTGGTTTCTTTGACTTTGACCAGTATGTCGTATCTCTTAATAGAGACGAGATGGTTGCATGCGATGGTGTAACAGCAAAGAAAGCAAATACCACGTTGCCTCAATTTACTCTTGATATCGACTACGATAACATAACAAAATGCTTTGGTCATGTGATATCACATAAACATCAGGCGTGGCTTGCTTATCCTTCTAATGCACGTTCTAATCTTGGATATTGTGACAAGATATTGGTCTTCAACTATGATGACGATATAATATCTTCCTACGACTTCTCCGATGCTGATGGAAACCCATTGCCGATAAACTGTCTATGTGACTTTAACAGAACCTATGATACTACTTTTAGAGACATAAATACGGCAAAGGACTTCCCGGAAGTAAAGAAGATACTCATCGAAGAGGGTCGCAATGCTTATTATTCTGATTATGCTGGTATGACTTATGGAGAGCTAGAACACCAGAGTGGCGACCAGATAACATTATCAGGTGGAGATGATGGTCGTATTTACATACTAGACGACGAAAACTCTCCAAGTGACAATGGCATAGAATATAACTTCGATATAGTAACGAAACGATATAATCCATACTCAGAAGCAGGAAAGATGGTCTCTCTTGGTCATATCGACTTCTTAGTGTCATCAAATGCTGAGTGTGAAATAGAAGTTAATTTCTGCCTTGGTTTCACTGATAACATAACGGGTACTCTTACTACTACATTCATATGTGATGGTGTAAATAACAAGGTATGGAGGAGGGTATATTGCAATGCTATCGACGATGTTATCTCTTTCAATTTATCACACCCAGAACACAGCCTATACAAGGCATATAACTTTGAATTGCACTCCTTTAAACTAGGATTTAAGGAAGGGGGCAATATAATTTGACATTACCATTAAATATACTATTTCCGACTAATACAGAAGACCTTAATAATGTTCTTACGCAGATGTATGAAGACATTGCAGAAAGCATAAATGGCTCTCAAAGTTCATGGACGCCAACTGTAAGCGGAAGCACTACTACTGGTACTGGCACATATTCAAGCCAGGAAGGAGTATATTATCGTAATGGTATACTTGTAGACTGTTGGTTTAACATTACAATGACGGCACATACTGGTGCTGGTAATATTCGTATAAAGCTACCACTAAAGATACGTAGTGGGGCTGATATTTGGGTCGGTGAATGTCTAGATTCTAATGTAACGTACCCATCAGGTACAAAATTGGTTCTTGATGGCATTAATGATACCCTATATTGTGAAATTGTGGCTTGTGGTGATGGTATTTCTAGTGGTATCGTCCAATTATCAGGTACTGAGACAATAAAAGGGCATATCCGCTACATAGGAGTAATAGACAAATGAAGCTTGAACGGTGTGTAAATGCTTCTTTTGTCCCTAGGAGACTGCTAGAACAGCTACCGGACGAGCAGTTTTCTCCTGATAACTTCTATTCATTCATGGATATAGCACTACAAAGCCCTAACCAACTGCTTTTCATATTATTATCTGATACTAACGAGATAATAGGGTTCTTATGGTGCGAGATAAACATGCTAGAAAAGATTTTATTTGTTAATATACTAAGTGTAAACAAAGAATTATGGCATGTTGGCAACACTGTAAAATTTACTGTTGACTTTCTAAAGGAATTATTCGATAAGTTAGAGCTACACAAGGTTTTATGGATATCAGACCGTCCAGCGTTATTCGAAAAGATGGGTTTTTTAAGATCAAAAAATATTCTGCTAGAATATAGCGGAGAGGAGAAATAATGGGAAGCACTCGTGGTGACATACAACAACAATCAGTTTTAACCCCAGAGCAACAAACTACATTAAGCAAACTGCTACAGGATTTCGATCCTGCTCAGGTGACTAACATGTTCCAAGATAGTGTGGCAGCTCCTGCACGCCAACAATTCCAACAACAGACATTACCAGGAATACAAGAGCGTTTCATTTCAGAGGGTGCTCCTAATAGCGGAGCGGCACAACGTACTGCCTATGGTGCAGGTGCTAACATGGAATCAGGTCTTAGTGGACAGCTAGCACAACTGCTATATCAAGCCCAACAAGGTACAGAGAACAGGCAAGCGAGCTTATCAACGACACCTACAATGGCAACATACCAGAATAATAACACCTCTCCACTAGCTTCACTATTAAGCCCGATAGCGACAGGTGCAGGATATGCTGTTGGAGGCCCTGCAGGAGGAGCCGCCGCAAGAGCTGCCACTGGAATGTTCTCTGGTAAAAACAACAAGACATCTACATCTGTACCTACTACTACAGGTTCTATGATAGACCCTCGCATTACTAATATGAACTTTGGCCAATTCTAATAGGAGAATACCATGCTCCATGGAAAAGAGATACTAACAGCATTTAATGACCGTTATACACGAGACTACGAGAAGTTGAATCAACTACAAGAACAGTCTCGTATTGACATGGAGTTCTACCTAGGGAAGCAATACACCCTTGAAGAGCAACAATATCTACTAGAGAATAACCGTTCTATGATAACAAACAACATGATACGTCGTGCTGTTAATGTCGTTCATGGAGAACAATGTCTTAATAGATTGTCTTCGATAGTCACTAATGTTAATGATATCCCAGAAGAGGTTGAAGCTTCCGACCAACACAGTTCATGCGTGCAGTTTAACATGCAGAAGAGACAGGGATATAATCATATATCGGAGTGTTATCTTGGAAATCTTGTGACAGCAATAAACTTTAGTGAGATATACACAGACTACTCTACAGACTTTGAAGATGGAGATATAACCTTTCTACGTATTCCTTACAATGCTGTAATATGGGATCCATACTTTCAGAACTTTGATCTTAGCGATTGCAATGACATATTACGTCGTAAATATATCTCTAAAGAGACTGCTATCTCGTTATTACCAGAACGAACCAAAGACATAAATAAGCTAAAGTTATCCTCAGAGCCTGATGATAAATTCCCCTACATACCGTATTCAAAGAACTACAATGGTAGTGAAATGTTATCGTATGATGAGATGTGGCTAAGAGATACTCGTGTATGCCACTATATGGTCAATATGCAGACCAATGACATAATAGAGTTTCCTACGAAGACTACTAAGCGTGAAGCCCAGAAAGTCGTTGATGAAATAAATGGAATATTTAAGAAAGAGACTGTAAAGCTGATACAGAAGTATAAGCCTACCGTTAATCTTTATGTTCTTATCAATGGAGAACCGTTCACCGAAGGTGGAGACCCTAACGATATCGACGACTATCCATTTACACCATTTATATCATTTCATAACCCTGAATACGACGATTTCAGCTATAACATGCAGTCTTTTGTTAGAGCTGCAAGAGACCCACAATGTGAGTTGAACAAGCGTGTATCAAAGATAATAGATATGATAGACAGCCGTATTTATAACGGTCACTATTTCAAGCCCGGTAAGGTCGTCGATGAAGATGATCTATTTACCGCTGGTAACCATGGTAATATAGCTTTAAAAGAGAATGCTGTAATAGGTCAAGACATAGCACCGATACAGATGCCTGATGTTCCACAGTCTATATTTGCTATGAAGGACACCTTCGACAGCTATATTATGAAGTCGTTGAACCTTAATGATTCAACTTTTGGCGAGCAACAGAGCGGTCAACAGTCTGGATATCTTACAATGCTACAACAAAGTTCTTCGATGGTGGGAATACAGCCATTGTTGAATAACCTTAATCGTAGCCAGCAACTTCTTACACAGAAGATTGTAA